ATGGTGTAATCACATTAAACGGAACTGCACCAAACGCAACCGTTGAATCAAATTTAACTTTTAATGGTACTTTATTAACTGTAACTGGTAACGCTACAATTACTGGTGACCTTACTGTTAGTGGTACTACAACATATATTAATACAACAACTTTAAATGTAGGTGATAATATCATCACATTGAACGCAGATATTGGTGCATCAACTGCACCAACTGAAAATGCTGGTATAGAAGTTAAGAGAGGTAATGCATCCACCGTATCATTTTATTGGAACGAATCAACGGATAGATGGTATGCTGATAATACATTAGAAGTAGGTGGTAATGTAGTTCTTAGTGGTACAATTGATACTGGGCAAGGAGCAACTGAGGTTTATTTAATGAACCAAAATGTCCGTACATCTGATTCACCATCATTCAATAGAATAACATCAACTGTAGCAACTGGTACATCTCCATTGGCAGTAACATCAACAACTGTTGTTACTAATCTTAATGCAGATTTATGGGATGGTTATCAATTTTCAGATTATTTAAATCAGGCGGTAAGAACTTCAGATTCACCATCATTTAATAAAATAAGATTAACCGCTGCTGGTAATAGTAGTGGTGGTAATATCCTAATGGGACCTGCTGGTGAAGGTAGTAATAAATTTTCAACTTTAACTGGTACTCACTATAATGCAACATCACAAGCACAAGGAACAACCATTATAGGAGCATATAATAGTGCAGCCGCAAACCAAATTTATATTGGAGGAAATATATATGAAGCTAACCCAGCAACTCAAATAGATTTTTATACACATAATGCAATTACTCATGCTACTGGTGGAAGTTTAAGAATGAATATTAATAGTTCTGGAAATATTACTGCTAACGTAGATTTTAGAGCACCAATATTTTATGATTCGGATAATACAGCATATTTTATAAATGGAGCTGGTAACTCAAACTTAAATACATTACAAGCATATTCTTATCAGGGAAATAGTAACGTAGCAGGAACTGGAAACGCATCATATCATCCATCTGGTATTTATTCAACTGGTACAAACTGGTTGTATGGTACGATGTATTTGAATGGTAATAGTATCAATGATGTTTCTTATATTGGTATGATTGGAGGAAACAACACTCCTATTAATATAACAGGCGCAGCTCATAAATATCTTACTATTAATCCGGGTAATGGCTATGAAGCAATGGTTCGCTATATTGGAGGATCTGGTAGCAGTTGGTATGTAGGTAAAAGAACATCATCACAATTAGTTGGTACGGAAAGTTTCCATTTTTATTCAGAAGCGGCAGGTAGAACAGTAGCTGGTATAGATACATCTGGTAATATGTTTTCAGATGGTTCAATGCGTTCTCCAATATTCTATGACCAAGACAATACCGCATTTTTCTTAAACCCAGCCACAACAGCAACATCTTTAAGAGTAGCAGGTGGTATAAAGCAAGATAACTTAGTAGGTAGACCTTACGCAGTTTGGGGAGCAACGGGTGCAACTGGAGCAGTAGTTATTAAATTCCCTGGCGGAACTGGTAACTATGGTATGATTCATGCTGTAATTGATATCTACGAATATAATGGAAATGCTGCATCAACTGTAAGAGTTGGTGGACATAACTGGAATGGTGCGTGGTATAACATAAATGCAGAAGTAATTGGACAAACTGATAAACCTGTAAGAGTTGGTGTTAAAGATGGTAGATATTGTATCGTAATTGGTAATGGTTCATCATCTTGGTCTTATGGACAAGTTGTTTTAAGAAAAATACAAAATGGTTCATATTATAGTGGAATAATGGATGTTGCTGAAGGATATTCAGTAGCAATAGAATCCGATTCATATTCAAATATATCAGGTGACCTTCGTAATTTAAGAACACCAGTATCATTCTATGCTGGTACTAATGTTCAAGCGGGAAGTGCAATGTATTCTCCAATTTATTACGATTCTAATAATAGTGCATATTATGTAGATGGTGATAATCAATCTAGATTATTGGCATTAAAAGTCGGTAATAGTGGTAACTTTAATGGTGGAAATACTTACGCTTTACAATTATCTCACAATAATAGATATTTAATTGGTTTAAGCAATACTGCATATAGCAATTCATATTACCCTTGGTTGGTAAATGATGGTTGGAATGGATATGAAGCATTAATTTTCCATTTTAATGGAATTGGTGATAGATTCTATTTTAATAGAGCAGGTCAAATGCAGGCAGATGGTGATATGAGAGCACCAATATTCTATGATTCAAATAATACCGGATATTACACAGACCCTGCTTCAACATCTAATTTACTTGGATTAAATGTAAATAGTACTCTTAATATGTACGCTCGTTCATATTACACTAACTATTTAGTAAGTCGTGATAGAGGTGGTTTGATGGGTGATTATAATTCTACGGGTACTGCTGACAAAGTAATTTGGACAATTGGAGAAAGCTGGCCATTGGGTAATATGTATGGATTGGCTTATGAATATGGAAGTGGATATGACCATCATTTGGCATTAAGAAACAATGGTACAACTTATTCTCGTTTTGGATTTTCTGGTGGCATGGTAATAACTGGTACTGGTACAGCAACATCCGATTGGAGAGCACCTGTATTTTATGATTCAGCAGATACTACATTCCGTTTAGACCTTAACTCATCTTCTAGATTAAGAAACTTATATGTTGGTGATGGTGGTAGTGATTGGTCCGATCCTGGTGGATGGGGTACTCAACTTCACGTTTCAAATGGTCCTCACTCAATTATAAGAGTTTATGCTAGAAGTGAAGGTATTGAAACTGGTATGTTCTCACATGTTGGTGGATTATCGGTTGTTGGTTCATTTACAAATCACGATTTAAGAATAACTAGAGGAGGTTCGTACAGAATGTATTTTTATTCTGGATACACATATTCAGAAGGATACTTACAGGCTGCATCATCTATGAGAGCACCTATATTCTATGATTCCGATAATACGGAATACTATACTGACTTAAATGGTGGTTCTTATGTAAGAGGTAGATTTGAAGTAGCAGGTGGGCATGGTAACTCTACAATTAGATTAACTGCTAGAGGAAATGAAATGGGTACTGGTACTCCATCTTATTTACAAATGTGGGTTTCTGAACCTGGTGTAACTTGGAATGATGGTGGTTTTGGATTTAACGTACAAAACGATGGTGGTGGACCTGGTGGATTTAGTAGAATCAATGGCGGACAGGGACAAGCCTATATGAGATTTAACACCGGTGGTAATACATATTTCTATAACACAAACACCAGCGGTACTCGTTATAGTACAATGGAATGGTATTCAAATGGTACTGTTTACGCCAACGATTATTTAACTGGCGGTAACTCATTAAGAGCACCAATATTTTATGATTCAAATGATACTTCGTATTATGTAAACCCTAATGGTACTGCTAGATTAAATTATGTAGTAGCTAATGGTGGTATTAGAGTTGATGCAAACGAACATATTTATTTAGATTATAACTACGGACAAACTATATTCGGAGTTTATACATCAGTTCGTTTTCAGGGTATATTCTCAATGGGTACTCCTTGGAGAATGCCTGTTGATGGTACATCGCTTGGTAACTTATATGGTTTATCTTGGTCGCATCCAAACGCAGGTGGACAAGCTAGTTACCTAAATACGCACGGATTATTAGTAGTAGAAAATGGTACAACAAATGCGGCAATAGCATCTGTTATTTGGGCAAGAGCAGATATGAGGTCACCTATTTTCTATGACCACGATACTGGATGGTATTTAGATGCAAATGGTACATCAAACTTAAATAGATTTACTAATAGAACACATGCAGCAATGAATAGGGGTCATCATTGGATTACTCCTAGATTTGATTATACTGGTGATACAAACTATTGGACAGGTACTTTTGGATGGGGAACATCTGCTGGAAACTGGGATAATGCTTGGAAAGCTGGATTTGCTGGATGGGATATTTGGGGTGGTGGAACAGGTCACCCTCAAGGTGGTGGATATATTCACGCACAAGGTATCGTATCGGGACAACACTATGCAACATCCGATGGTGGTGCGGCTTATGGTTGGATGATGGTAGGTGCTGGTGATGCAACTGCAAATAGATATTGGGCAAGAGGTAAATGGGGTGGTGGAGTTTCTGGATGGAAAGAATTCGCTATGTATGGTGGTGGAGGTTCTGGTGACCTTCGTGCAAACGTATTCTATGATTCAGATGATACCGGATATTACGCAGATTTTAATAGTACATCAAATTCGTGTATTAGACAACGTGGTGGTACTTTACATGGACCTAACCCAACTTGGGGAGCATATCTTTATGTTGGTTCAAATGGTAGACCCGATGGAACTGCATCTGTTGTAACAACTAATGGTAACTTACACTTAGATTGCCAAAACGGATATGAAACTTACATCAACCACTACTCTGGAAATAGAACTTATCTTTATGAGATAAGAACAAACTTTATTTACGATAGAGATAATACTGGATATTATTTAGATATAAATGGTGGCAACCGTTTGAATGAAATATACATAGACCAGGGTTATAACTACGGATGGTGGAGAAACTATGGTTGTACTGGATTGTATAACCAATCATATGGTAGAGGTATATGGGCAGCTGAGTGTGGTGGAAACCCTTATGGTAACTATACAACTTACGATGGTGGTAGAAACGGCTGGCAAGGTTGGGGTATAGGTTCTCGTTATACCTTTATGAGTACTATGGGTGATAACGTTGGTGTGCATGATAGTGCTAGAGGATGGGTGTGGTTAATGAGTGGAGCAATTCTTTACTTATACTATGCCGGTTCAGATAGAATGTCAATGCAACCATATGGTGTATATGTGTATAACGATATCCGTTCTCCGATTTTCTATGACCACGACACTGGATATTATGGTGACTTTAACTCAACATCTAGATTTAACTATATTATCAATAACAACATATATTGTTATGATTGGATATTTGCACAAGGAAATATTATAGCATACTATTCTGATGAAAGATTAAAAACAAAAATTGGTAATATTGAAAACCCATTAGAAAAGATATCTAAATTAAATGGATTCTACTATGTAAATAATGAGCTAGCACATTCAGTAGGATATACTGATACCAAAGTACAATTAGGTTTGTCAGCTCAAGAAGTTCAAAGTATATTACCTGAAATTGTGCACTTAGCACCATTTGATACTGATATAGATTCAGAAACTAAAGAAATAAAAGGTTCTAAGAGTGGTGAGAACTATCTAACAATTGATTACGATAAGTTAGTTCCACTTTTAGTAGAGGCTATTAAAGAACAACAAACTATTATTGAAAAACAAAATAATGAAATTTCTGAAATCAAAGAAATGCTAAAAACTTTATTTGATAGAAAATAATAGTTATTTTTTAAAAACAATATATTTATAGAATATAAACAAAACTGATTTATTATGGGATTAACATACGAATGGAAATTAATAGGGCTAAAAAAGCAAGATAGCCAAAATGTGAATGAAGCTATCGTTGGGACTAACTGGAAAATCACAGCAACCGATGAAGATGGGAATGTTGGTACATTTACTGGAGCAACTCCGTTTAATATCAATAATATAAACACAGGAAGCTTTGTACCTTATCATGAATTGACAGAAGAAATAGTTCTTGGTTGGGTAAAAAATCATGTAAGTGGTTCAAATACATCTACAAACTACATGGAGCATATAAACGGACAAATACAAAAAGAAATCAATGCTAATAAGTGGACTAGTTTACAAGTTGATGAAGCAAATTTACCTTGGTCTCCTACATCTGGTAGTGTAGTTGCACCGCAAGTATCAACTCCAGCGCCTGTTTAGTACAAATTATAAGAAAAAAATGTTAAATATCCAAAATGCAGATTTATAAACAAATTTGTGTTTTGGATATTTTCTTTATATTTATATAAGTAATTAATTGGATTATCTTAATTACAAACTTAAAATACAAATTCGAGAAATAAAATGGCAGAAAGAATCGTATCACCCGGCGTATTCACAAGAGAAAATGACCTTTCCTTCCTAGCGCAAGGAGTAGGTGAAATTGGAGCAGCATTTATAGGACCTTTTAAGCAAGGACCTGCATTTGTTCCAACAATTGTTAGAACGCAATCAGAATTCGAAGATATCTTCGGTACTCCTGATGGAACTTATTATACTGAATATGCAGTACAAAACTATTTAAGAGAAGCTGGAAGTGCTACCATCGTAAGAGTTGGTGGTATTGGTGGTTATCAACAAACCGCACCTATTGGTATATTCGCATCTGGTGGTTTGGTTGGAGAAAAACTTATTGGAGTTTTATATTCAACTGAAGCTGGTGATGAAGCAGTAGGATTTGGAATACCAAATTTTGGAATGGCTTCAACTGCATCTGGACCTGGATTTGCATCTGGTTCTTTTGTATTATCTTCTTCATTTGGAATTGTATCAGCATCTATTTTAGAAACTGCTACAAATGATGTAGCCGATACATTTGGTACTTCACCATTTGGCGCTAAAACAGCATACACTTACGCTTATTTCAAAAATATAGCAACAACTAATTACACTAACGCAGCATTTGGAGCTGGTGGAGTGGAAGGTGGTACATATGTATCAGCATCAGCATTACCCGCACAAGTATATGGTGATATCAGTGCAGCTGAAACTCCTTACGTTAAATCTCAAAAAGATAACAACAACGTTAGATACGATTTATTTAAGTTTGTAACTTTAGGACATGGTACTCCATATAACACTAAATTCAAAATTGGCATTTCTAATGTTAAGGCAGCTGGTGAAGATGGAGCAACTGATTACTCAACATTTACTGTAACTGTAAGAGGATATAGTGATACTGATAAGAGAAAGACAGTAATTGAAACATTTAATAATGTAAACTTAGACCCTGCTTCTCCTAACTATATAGCTAGAAGAATAGGTGATAGATGGAATACGATTGAATCTGATGGTAAAATAACTGAAAATGGTGATTACTCAAACAAATCAAAATATGTAAGAGTGGTTGTAGCTGAAGCGGGTTCATTCCCAATTTCATCAGCACCATTTGGACATGGAGCATATGTTAATCCAATTCGTATGGGAGCTGGAGATGTAAATAAAGTACCTGCAGTAGTTTACCAAACTGGTTCAGTAAATAACACATCATCATCTCCTGTATATTATTCTGGATTTGATTTCGAAACTATCGGAACATCTGATGATAACAAACAATACTTAAAACCAATTGCTGACGGAGCATTAACTGGAGCAAACGTAGCATTCGCATTCGATTCTCAATTAGCATTTCAAATGACTGGTTCAACTTCATCTGATATGGTTAAAAGACAATTTGTATTAGGATTCCAATACGGATTCGATGGTATGGCACCAACAACAAAAATAAACTTAGGTACAGCAATAACTACGGCAAATTCGCAAGGATTTAACCTTTCAAATAACTCAACAAATGGTTCAATTGCATATACAAAAGCAATCAACGCTATTTCAAATGCAGATGAATACGATATTAATTTAGTTGTAACTCCTGGTATTATTCGTTCTTTACACCCATCTATTACTACAAAAGTAATTGATATGGTTGAAGATAGACAAGATTGTTTCTATATCGCTGATTTTGTGGGAGCAACCGCATTAATTACTGAAGCAACTGAAGAAGCAAATTCAGTAGATTCTAACTATGTTGGAACTTACTACCCTTGGGTTAAGACAGTTGATACTAATAGTAACAAATTAATGAGTGTACCTCCATCAGTATTGATGCCGGCTGTATTCGCTGCAAACGATAGATTGGCAGCTGAATGGTTCGCACCTGCTGGTTTGAATAGAGGTGGTATTAGTGGAGCAGTTAGTGTGTTGAATAGATTAACACATTCTGAAAGAGATACTCTATATGAGAACAAAGTAAACCCAATCGCAGCATTCCCTGGACAAGGTATTGTAGCATTCGGACAGAAAACATTGCAAGATAAGGCATCAGCTTTAGATAGAATCAATGTTAGAAGATTACTTATCACTCTTAAGAAGTTTATCGCATCTACATCTCGTTTCTTAGTGTTCGAACAAAATACTTCTACAACTCGTCAAAGATTCTTAAACACTGTGAACCCTTACTTAGAGGCAGTTCAACAAAGACAAGGTTTATACGCTTTCAGAGTTGTAATGGATGAAAGTAACAACACACCTGATGTAATTGATAGAAACATATTAGCAGGACAAATTTTCTTACAACCGGCTAAGACAGCGGAATTTATCGTAATAGATTTCAACATCTTACCAACTGGAGCAAGTTTTAACGCATAATACGAAAATCAATAAAGTAGATATTTATTAATACAAATAAAAGGAATAAAAAATGGCAGAAATATTAGAGTTTGATAAGATGTTCTATACGAACTTCGAACCGAAGATGAAAAATAGATATGTGATGGAGATAGACAATATCCCTTCATATCTTGTAAAGGCAGCAAATAGACCTACAATTCAATTTGAAACCGTAACTTTAGACCATATCAACGTAAAGAGAAAGTTGAAAGGTAAAGGTGAGTGGCAAGATATCACTATCACACTTTATGACCCAATCGTTCCTTCTGGAGCACAAGCGGTAATGGAGTGGATTCGTTTAGGACATGAATCAATTACTGGTAGAGATGGATACGCTGATTTCTATAAGAAAGATGTTGATTTCTATTTATTAGGACCAGTTGGTGATAAGATTGAACAATGGAAGTTGAAAGGTGCATTTATCTCTCAAGCAAACTTTGGAGATTTATCATTCGATTCTAACGAACCAGCAACAATCGAATTAACACTATCTTATGATTACGCAATCTTAGAATTCTAATCTAAAAATAATAAAAATAAGGGGATATCAAAAGTATCCCCTTTTTTATGCTTTCTAATTTTTTAATTTCTATGTATTTATATATACAAACAAATAAACAACGTTATGGCAGAAATGACAAATACAACTAAGGTGCAAATGCAAACCGCACCAAAACAAAATGATTTCCCAACAGAAACCATTGAATTACCATCACAAGGATTGGTTTACCCAGAAGGACACCCATTAAGAAAGGGTACGATTGAAATCAAATATATGACAGCAAGAGAAGAAGATATTCTTGCATCACAAAATCTTATCAAAAAAGGTATAGTTTTAGATAAATTATTTGAATCGGTTGTAGTTGAGCCAGGTGTAAATCCAAATGATATTTATATTGGTGATAAGAACGCTATCCTTTTGGCAACTCGTATTTTAGGATATGGTGCTGATTATGAAATAGAAATGACTGACCCTTTTACTTTAGAAAAGCAAGCAGTAACTATTGATTTGGGTAAAGTTCAAACAAAAGATATAAATACTGATGTTTTAAATTCAGAAAATACATACAAATTTATATTACCTTCTGATGGTAAAGAAATTGAATTTAAATTACTTACGCATGGTGATGAGCAAGAAATAACAAAAGAAACACAGGCTTTAGAAAAATTAAATAAAAACGCATCTACTTCATATGATGTTACAACTAGATTGAAGTATATGATTAAATCCGTTGATGGTAATACTGATAGAGGATTTATAAATAGATGGGTGTATAATGGGTTCTTAGCAAAAGATACAAAGGCTTTTAGAAAGTACGTTAAGGAAATAAGTCCTGATTTGGATTTAACATTCCAATTTACATCACAAATAACTGGTGAATCGGAGGCGCTGGATATACCCTTCGGGATTAACTTTTTTTACCCTACCGCTTGATTATAGGATACAATTACATTCTCAAATTTGGGAGATGGTTCAGTTCAGTAATGGATTTACTTGGTCTGAAGTTTACCATATGCCTGTATATTTAAGAAGGTTTTATTTCAATAAATTAGTTGAAATGAAGAAAAAAGAAGCTGAGGAGATGAAAAAAGCTCAAAGTAAATCGAAAGTGAGGATGCGTTAATCCTCACTTTTTTATTATCCAATATTTATACAATATAAAAGGATAAAACTATGTCTAAAGAAAAACAACCCGTAGAAGAAGGACTATTTGGTGCAGCTAAAAAATTTACTGATGCATTTTTTGATGGATTAAAAACAAACGCCGTTAATAGAGCATTAGAACAAGCGAAACAAAACAAATTTCCGCCTGATGTAATTGATAGTATGGAAAGAATTGAGAATGAAAGACAAAGACTTTCACAACTCATTAAAAAGTATTCATAATACGCAATTTTTGAATAAATGGCAGACCAAGAAAAAGATTTAAGGAGAAGGGCTACGATACTTAAAGAAATTGAAGATCGTGAAAAAGCTATTGCGGCAGCAAGAGCAAACTCTGCCCTAAATCAAAATTTATTAAACAGGTATTTAGTTATTCAAGAAGAAAAAACTAAAAATGCAGCCAAAGAACTAAAAAAATTAAATCAGGAAAGATTAGATGGTGCAAAAAATGCCGAAGAAATCAATAATAGCTTGACTGGTCTATATAAAAATTTAAGTAAATTTGAAGCAGATAGAATTGCAAAAACTCAAGAAAGTAATTCACTAACACAAGACCAAGTAACTAAGATTGATAAATTAGCATCTATTAATAGAGATATTGCAAAACTAACAATTGAAGATGTTCAGCAGCATACTGCATTACTAAATCAATATAGGGATATAGAAGAAAGTATAGGAATAATATCCTCAGAAGACCAGATTATTTTAGATAATTTAGCAGCACAAAATACAATGGCTGCTAGTTATGGCAAAATGACAAAAACTCAAAAACAATTTTTAGAAAAACAATTAGCTGTATATGATGGTATAAAAGATACAATTGGTGGCATATTAGAAACGGCGAGTCTATTAACATCCAATTTGATGGGTGCTATGGGAGCGGCTGTTATGGGTGTTGGTATGGGATTGGATAAGTGGGGTAAGAGTGTTAGAAGTTTTGGAGGGTATGTAGATTCAGCACAAATATCAACATTTGCTTTGGGATTTGCATTTAAAGATGCAGAAGAAACAGCAAAAGGATTATCTAAAGAATTTGGTGGATTAAAAGATGTATCATTTAGTACTCAATTAAATGCCAACTTAATGGCAACTAATATGGGTATTAGTGGTGCTGAGGCTGCAAATGTGGTTGGTAACTTTGCAAGAATGAACGAAGGTTCTGCCGCAACTGCTATGGATATGGCGGCAACTACAAAAGCAATGGGTAAAGCAGCTGGTGTTCCTATTGATTCTTTAATGAAAGATGTTGCTGGTTCATCAAAAGCGTTTGCAGAATATGGTAAAGATGGTGGATTAAATATAGCTAAGGCAGCAGTAGCAGCAGCTAAGTTAGGTGTTGGTATGGATTCATTAACTAAAGTAACTGATTCTCTTTTAGATTTTGAAACATCTATTAATAGTGAAATGGAATTGGGAGCTATGTTAGGTAAACAACTTAACTTAGATAGAGCAAGGGGATTGGCATATGAAGGAAATATTGGTGGGGCTGTAAAAGAAACATTACAACAATTAGGTGGTATAGAAGAATTCAATAAAATGGATATCTTCCAAAAAAGGAAAGCAGCAGAATTATTGGGATTATCGGTTGATGAATTCCAAAAGATGGCAGCTAATTCTGATAAGTTAAACGATGATGGTACTGTACAATTATCTAAGTGGGATTCTATATGGGAAACTATGACGGGTATTGCAACGGGTCCATTAGGTAAGATAGTAACTGGATTTGGTAGTAGTTTAATTGCAGTTGGTCAAATGGGAACTGGATTAAGTTCTTTGGGAGTTAATATGGGTGGTATAGTTAAATCATCTGCAGAATTTGTAAAAAATATAGTTAAAGCTGGTGCTAGTAAAGTGATGGGTATGCTTGGTAAGGGTGGACCTGCGGAATCTGCATCTCAATTTGCTGGTGGTAGTTTTTCAAAAGGAAAAGAATTACTTGCACAACGAAATGCTGCAGCAGGAGCAACACCAGCCGCAGCAACAACACCAGCAGCAGGTGGTGGGGGAGCTGACCAAGCTAATAAATTTGGAAAAATAAAAGCAAGTGATTTAATAAAAGGAGCGGCCGCATTATTAATATTAGCAGCAGCACTTTGGGTATCTGCTAAAGCATTCCAAGAGTTTGCAACTGTTAAATGGGAAGATGTTGGTAAAGGATTGGTTGGATTGGTTGGATTGGCAACAATAGCTTATGTATTAGGAAAGGCACAGGGTGAAATGATTAAAGGAGCTATCGCAGTAGCATTATTAGGAGTGGCATTGATTCCATTCGCATTTGCTATGAGTTTAATAGCTGGATTGGATATTGGTTCTGTATTAGCAGCAGCAGCTGGATTGGTAATATTTGGAGGAGCTGTATTTGCATTAGGTGCATTAATGTTTACTGGAGTTGGTGCATTAGTATTTGGAGCTGGTTTATTGGCGTTGACAGGATTGGGAATTGCGTTAATAGTATTAGGTACGGGATTAACAATGGTTGGTAGTGGATTCTCAGCAATATCATCATCACTACCGGCTATAATGGAACAAATATCAGCAGTATCTCAAATAGATTATATGCCAATTTTAGGATTAGCAGGAGCATTAAGTGTATTGGCATTTGCATTAGCAGCTGTTGCTGTTAGTGGTATGTTAGCATTACCTGCTTTAATGGCATTAGGTTTAGTTGCCGGTGGAGCAGCTATGTTATTTGGTGGTGGTGAAGGTGGTGATAAGGGAGATAGAACTGGTGAATTAATAGATGAAATAAAAGGTTTAAGAGCAGATTTAAGTTCTGGTAAAATATCCGTTCATATGGATGGACAAAAAGTTACATCAAAAATATCATCAATAGTTGATAAAGGTAGTTCAAATTCATATGGTAAAAGATAACGATGGGTAAGACAATAGAAGAATTATTTAAGACCAAAGTGTTAGCAGATGGTAAAACCGCTGAGCAGAAATATGATATCCGTAATAGTAAGGATTTGCCTATAAGTGCTAACACTACGGTATTATTACAACCATCGTTTAGAGTAGCAACGGCACTAAGAAGAAAAATATCAACAACAAAAGGTGAGAGTAGATTAGAAGAAGAAACAAGTGGATTACGAATAATAAATAAATTATCAGCACCCTTAATATATGGTACTGATATATTTAAATTTCAAAAAAAATCAACTAGATTAGTTGAAATAATGAAGGATAGTGTAAATTCCAATAACCCACAAGATGCTGGTATTGTTGGCAACTTCCTTAAAAAAGCAGAAAACTTTGGATTAAAAGTTGCAGGTAAATTGGGTATTGCTTTTCCTGAATCAACTATACCAACTAAGATTTCATTAAACCCAGATTTCAAAGCAGGTAAAGAACCTGATACAATGATTACTCTTGCTAAAATCAAAAACGATTCAAAAGGTAATTTAATTGGACAAGTTTTAAAGAATAGTGCAAGAGGAACTCCTAAGCAAATTGGTAATCAATTATTGGGAGCAGGTATAAATTTACTTAAAGGTGAAATAAAGAAAAAATTATTTGGAGCACCTAAGCAGGGTGCACAAAACTTAGCAGGTAAAAGTGAGCAAGAAGTACAATACGATAGTTCAGGAAAATATTCAGATACAGTAAATCCAATTGATGAGGATTTCTTTAAAAGAAATGACCTTTCATCGGTTTTAGTTGCACAAGAAACAAAAGCATTGGGTGGTGGTTCTTCTGTTAATAAAAAAATAGATGAATTAGTACCAAAATCAAAAGGATTAGATATTACTGGTGGATTATTTTCAAGTGTTAGTGATAAGTTAAAAACAGCAACGGCCGATGGAAGAATTAAATTAGCAGCTGCACAAAAGCAAGGACAGCAAGCAATATCAGATGGTAAAACACAAATAGGTGATACTAAAAAAGATGCGGCTGCAGGAGCTAAAGATGCTAAGATTACTTATTCATCTACAATAGATGCTAAATCAACTGATATTAAATTAAGAAATGATTTATCATCAAAACTTGATTCAATAAATGTATCAAACGAAGCAGAAAAATCTAAAGGAGCGGTTGTAACTAAACCGGGTGTACCTGAAGCGCCAGCTGATTTATCCGTTGCTGGTAAAAAACTACCAGTTAAAAATCCATTTGCATCTATATCAGAAAAAATAGATTCTACAAAAAAGGAAGCAACTGCAAAATTAGAACAGGGTAGAAAAGAAGGACAACAAAGACTAGCAGGAAAGGATGATAAAGCAATAGCAGCTGGAGTTGAATCAAAAAATGATGGTAAAACAAAATATTCTGATACGGTTGATGAAACTCAAGATGATGTTGCATTAAGAAATGATTTATCATCTAAATTGGCAGCTTTGAATGCGGCATCTTCAACATTAAATACAAGCGCAACATCTGCAACTAGAGAAGCAGTTGGTATAACTACTTATTCATCATTAAAAGATGGACAAACTCCTAAAGTAACTTTAAAAACAAAATATGGTATTGATAGTAATGATAAATCTGATTTTGTAAATGAAAACACTCAATATAAAGGTAGTTCGTTGAAAGTAGGGGATTCTACATTAGATGATTATGATTTTGTAACTTTAAAATTTACATCAATTGCAAAGGGAGAATCTGTAAATTTTAGAGCAACTCTATCTGGTATTACTGAAACTACAACACCAACTTGGGATTCCGCTAAATTTATTGGTTCACCATTTCCATATTGGACTTATACTGGTATAGAAAGAAGTGTATCTTTTAATTTTAAAGTATATTCAACTACACCTTTACAGCATATAGCAGCTTGGCAAAGATTAAACTTTTTAACTTCTTTAGCATATCCACAGGCATATAACAAAGGTATAGCTGTGATAGCACCATTTCTTAGAATTACTATTGGTAATTTATATAAAAATAAAGAATGTTTTATTTCACAATTATCATATACTGTTGATGATAATGGTACTTGGGAAGTTGGACCTACTGCTGGTATGGGAATGGCTGATAATGAAACATTTACGATAAACGCAGAATCTACAACATTAAACAATTATAAATTACCTAAAGTAATTGATGTAAGCGTAACATTGAATTTAGTAGAATCAAAAAGTAGTACTCAGAATGGTTATTTATATGGATTTGATAAGTTACCAAGAGTTCCAAAAGTTAGTATCGAGACCACAGGAAAATCAGCTGAAATAGCATCTGATGCAAATACCAAAAATAGTGTATCGCAAACAGAAGCTACAGTTAATACATCAGCGGCAAAAGAAACCACAGTAAATACTGCAGCAAAAATAAATAATCCTGGACAATCAACTGCAACATCTACGCCAATTGGTACTGATGCTAAAAAAATAGAAGAAGCTAAAGGTGGAACAAAAATAGAAGAAGGAGCTAAACCAAAACAACCAATACCAGCAGATGACCCAGTAAAAGGAAAATTTGTTAAAACATATGTAACTAAATCTCCTCCCCAAAGTTCGTTATTAATATACACAAAACCAAATGCAAAAAAACCTGGTCAATTTATTGCAACTGCTTATTTAAATGGAAAAGAAGTTGTATATGCAACGGGTAAAGATTGTACCACAAGCGAAGCAGCTGTAAAATTTTTAGAAAATGCTGAACTTAAATCATTATAGAAAATGCAAAGTAGATATTATAATTTAGAAACTAAAAAAACTCACGATGGTAGGATAGTATATAGACCAAAACTATATCCTAATATTCCATTAAGAGATGATGATGTCTATGTAATGACTGAATTGGGTGATAGGTTGGATACATTAGCATTTCAATATTATCAAGACCCAACACTTTGGTGGATTATAGCATCAGCAAATAATATACATGATGCGCCATTAGGATTTCCAGAAGCAACTGTATTAAGAATTCCATTGAACTATATAGAAATAGTATCGGATTTTACAAATAATTAAAATTAAATAAAGTTTATGTCATCATTTCCAAATTTTTCAAATATTGCACAACACGTTCAAGACGAATTAAGTTCCAGAAAAGGGAACATCATGAAAGTGTCTAATCTAAATGCTTGGGTTAGGGTTGCTTCTGGTGTAGGAAGTGGATGTCAGTTAATATCAAATCCCAATTTTTCATTGTTTGGTGGCGCTGGTTCTATATATGGAAATAATACGATGAGTGGTACATTAGGATATACTTGGGATGGTAAGGGGCTTGTTACTGCTGATGATTTTCACGGTTATAGACCTAAACCAAATATAACTTCAATTGAAGTAGATGAGGGGGCTGGTAATATTTCTAGAAAAGCAACATTTTCTATAACATGCTATACAAGAGCACAATTGGATAAAATGTGTAAGTATTTTTTAGAACCGGGATATACAATATTTTTAGAATGGGGATGGAATACACCAAGTGGTGTATCTCAATTTACTCCAACATTAAGTGGAGATTCTGTTGGGGCCAATCAATCATTTCAAACCGTTAATAAAAAAAGAAAAGCATCCAATGGGCAATATGATAATTATTTAGGATTTATAACGGGTGGTAGTGTTTCAATGAGTGGACAAGAATGGACGATAAGTGTAAAATGTACGGGATTCACCGAACTACCAGCATTTCTTAATGCAGCCGATAACACCGAAGATAAAGAAGGACAAACAGCCGAATCAGCTAAAGCATATGATGTATCTAAAATATCAGCAGAACCAAATTTAGGTAAAAAAAGATTTATGATGGGTTTCAATAGATTACCCAGTAATAAACAAAGTAAAAAAGTACAGGATTTAATAACGGATGCATTTTACGCATCTCCTTTAAATTTCGTAAACGTAGATGAAAATGTAAAAGCTGAGATGAATAGTAAAATGAAAGGTACTAGTTTTCTTGGATTTAAATTTGGTGGTGGGGCGGAAACAACCGATACCGCATCCGATGGAAGTACAACATCTGGAAAAGTAGATTTACCGGAAGGTACTGATTTAATTGGAGATTCTGGTTTTATAAAATTTGGTGTATTATCTGGAATTTTAAGTAAAATTGGATTTGAAGCATATAAAGTAGGACCTAATATAGTTAGTGTTAGTGTTAATACAAAAAATACAGTATGTGCGGCATTTCCAAAAATATTTAGTACGGATAAAAATAAATTATTTATACCAAATCCAAATACACCTAAATTTTCATTATTACAGGCATCTGAAAATTCGGCACAAACGGATTTTAGTTCAGTTTTAAATTGTTCTGTAGAATATGGTGGAGCAAAAGTGAGATTCCCATATGACCAAAATATTGTTAAAGGTATGGTTGCGGGTAGAACACCTGGTCAAATTCAATATGGAGATGATGGTACATTTTTAGGATTGAACAAACCAGCATACTCATATGGATTCTTAGATGACCTTTATGTTAATTTGGAGTTTGCAAAAGGTATTTTAGAAACAAAAAACTTTTCTATAAAAGATGCACTTTATCAACTTCTTAATGGTATGTCTGGGGCAGCATGTGGTATGTGGGATTTCCAAATTTTGGAAACAAATGATTCAAAAGGTGGTACTGAATTAAGTGTAGTTGATATGAATATGTCTCCACAAACAAGCGGACTTCCATATAGATTTGATGTAGCTGGTTCTGATTCTGTTTTTATGGATGCATCATTGGATTTGGATATTAGTGGTGCAAAAATGAATCAAATTATTGGAAATAGATTAGGACAAAAAGTTAATGGTTCTTCGCCATCAGTAAATAGTAAAAAGAAAGCAGGTCTTTTCACCGATGAGCCAGATTTGGTTCTAAAAAGTATTGAGAAAAAACAAGGTACTCCAAATACAACCACAGCTGCGCCAACCGCAGCAGAACAGGAAGCTGCAGCTGAGGCCTCAGAAGAAGCTGCTAAAAAAGCTAAAGAAAAGGCTATGCAGTTATTTTTAAGTAGAATCGGATATGCACCTAAAGTTCATATACTACCAAACGAAGATTTTAATCAAGAATTGGAAAAAATGACTTATATTACGGCATATAATGACCAATTGGTATTTGAATCATTAAAAAATGGTAAGGATAAAGTTGGTGAAGCTCAAGGAGTATCTGCACTAATGCCAATTAAATTTGGTTTTAGTATTCATGGTATAAGTGGTATTAAAAGAGGAGATAAATTTAGAGTTGGTGGTATTCCAACTGCATATGAAGAAACTGGATTCTTTCAAGTAACATCTGTAAAACAAACAATTACCGATATGATTTGGAAAACTGAAATAGAAGGTGGATTTAGATTACAACCTAAATAATAATAAAAATGGATTTAAGTAGATATAACAAAGTAGCAAATATAGGAAGTGAGTTTAGAGAAAAGCGAATATCACCATATATCCCAACTCCAACGGATTTGGATTATCAAAGAGGATATATTGTAAGATATTTTATACAAAAAGCAAATGATACACAATCCAGAATAACTGAAGTAGATTATATTGGATATAGTAAATTTGTAGAAAACGCATTTTATAGTACAGTATCATTGGATTGGAAAATCAAAGGAACTGATGAAGAAATAAGAGAATGTAATTTTAAATCAATAAAGACAGGTGTTGATAAAATACCATTAATACAATCATATCTACCAAACTTAGTTCAATTTAGAAAAAAGAAAGATTTGGTAATCTAAATTATTATTCGTATATTTGTATTTATAAACTATGGGGATGTTACGGAATTGATTGCAATGAGAAACATAGTATCACACGTAGACAGAAGTGCTAGATGTCTTTAAATCTGTACAAAACAATAACCGACGTAGAATTATCTACTTGGAACTTCGAAGATGCTATGGCATTTGTAGGAGCTTACGATTACGCTGTAGCAGCCTAATCACCTCCCGCATCACTCGTGGGATTTAAATAGAAGTGAACAACCGCAGCTCTACCTATCGGCTGTTTAATACTGATAGGATGGTGGAATCGCTGTATTAACCATACGGCCCCAATTATTTTGGAAAGTGAATAAGATTAAACTTTATCCTAAACGTGTGACATGCTGGTATTATGGTTACTTTGTAAGACACGGGTTCGAGTCCCGTCATCTCCACTAAAATCCCGAACTATATTTGGTAGTTTGGGATTTTTTTTGTATCTTTGTACTTATGAAGATTATTGAGTCTATTGAAGAAGTTAATCAACTAAAAGAAAAGCTGGAAACGGAAGCATCTATTTGGTATCCATTGTGGGTAGATAATAGTAAGCATCCGTTAAACACTTCTCTTTCGCTCGTAGTTGTACGATGTTCTGATGGATTGTACATTCTACCACATAAACATACAGACGCTCTATCGCTATCTATTGAGCAAATAGAGACGGTACTCAATACCAACGGACAAAAGTGGATATTTCAAAAAAAGAAGATATTACATACTCTTAATGTTTCGGTAAATTTATATGATGTAGATTCGGCATATTTTAGAAAGGAAGCAAAGGTAATTGATTATGAAGCCCCTTTAAATCCCCTCCTTTCAACTCTAACTCACAAAGGGTATAGAGATGACTTGATACAATCCCTTCCTCTAATGAAGATTGTAGAAGCAATACAACCACAATTCGGTAAGTACTTCCATAAAGAACATTATACTCCTACACTTAAATGGTACAATGAAGTGTTTATACCTACCCTTTCAGATATCGAACAATTTGGAATCCGTGTCGATGGGAAAAAATTTATTGATAGATGGCCTCAAGCTTCCAAACAGCTTTCATCCGATAACTTAGTGTACACCGAATACAATCCATTTACGGTGACAGGTAGACCATCAAATAGACATGGTGGTGTGAACTATGCCGCCCTAAACAAAACGGATGGTAGTAGAGAATGTTTCGTATCGGATGGGATATTCCTACAAATGGATTATAACGCATATCACCCCCGTTTGATTGGTAAGTTGGTGAACTTCGAACTCCCAACAACCAGTGTGCATGAGTGGTTAGCCGAACAATATGGATGTAGTGTGGATGAATCAAAAGGTATTACGTTCCAATTACTTTATGGTGGTATCGATGATGATTTCCGTACAATTCCATATTTTAATGCCGTAGCTGATTACATTGATAACTTATGGATTGATGTACAAAAGAAAGGATTCCTACAAACACCACATAGAGAGATTCCGTTAGAGTGGATAGAACAACCAAATGCACAAAAGGTATTCAACTACTTATTACAAGCCGTTGAGACTGAAATGAACATTGAGGTTATGAGAAAAATATTGGATTATATAAAGGGAAGTGGTATTAACTTTTGTTTATACACATATGACTCGTTCCTTTTTGATGTTCCTACTGATGTGGATAAGCAATTAATTAGGGGATTGAAGGAAATCATTGAAGGGAGTGGGTTTCCTGTTAAGGCTAGTTGGGGTTTGGATTACGGAAAACTATAAGAACCCATATTTATAGTATATACAAAAATATGCTATAATATGAAGAAAATTGGTATCCTTTTTAGTTTTATAATCCTTTCTTTGGTTTCTTTTGGACAGAATGTAAGAATTAAAAACGATGTGTTTGAGGTTTTATACTCACAATCATTAGAACAACCCTTAGTAATTAAGTATCGTTCAACAAACCGTCCTACAAATGTAAATAGAGGGGCTATGGATTTTTATAAAGAACCAAATATTAAAACATCAGATGCGGATGATTACGCTAAAAACATATACGATAAAGGACATGGTGCACCAGCTGCAACATTTTCTGATAATATGGAGAATCTAAAACAAACATTTTCTTACTTAAATTGTATAATGCAAGACCAATACCTTAATAGAGGTGAATGGAGATTGTTAGAAGAACAAATTCGTAAATGGGATGATACTGAAAATATAACTGTACTAATAAAAACATTCTTTGATACGCCTGTAAAAAGAGTACCAACTGGAGCAGCAATTCCATCGCACTTACAAAAACACATTTATTTTGAAAAAAGTAAAAAATGGAAATGTTTTGTATTTCTAAATCAAAAACCTAAATTTCATTGGGATGAGTTAGAAATGATATGTGAAAAAGAAGACCACAAATTTTAATGAATATGAATTTATCTGAATTAATAAACGAAATAGTATCCGATTGGGCATATCGAGTAAACGATGGGATGCCAAACCCAAAAAATCCAATACACGTAAAGGAATTGGAAATTGTATTAAACGAAATGGGTTTAGGGCATATTAAGTCCGAACTATTAAAAAGTATCAACGAAGCTGAAGAAGGTGGGTTTAGTAATCCTGCACTTAATAAAAAAGTTAGATATAAAAATGCTAAAGGTGAGGATAAAGAAGGTATTGTTGGAAATTTATTAAGACAACCAGAAGATTCGCCAGGTAGAAAGGCAGCTGAGGCGGCATTACCACCGGAAGGAAGTCCTGAGAGAGATGCAATGAATCAGGAACTAGGTTCGGAGAAAGATGGTAAAGCTAAAGCACCTGAAGATGAGAAGGGTAAAGAGGGTGAAGATGAAAAGGGTGGTGGAGCTGATGCTGAAGATGAAAAGAAGAAGAAAGCAGCAGCAATGTTTGACCCAAAAGCAGACCCTGCTATGGGAGCTCGCTTAGATAGAGAAAAAGAAGCTAGTGCTAAATTGGCACAAAAAGATAAAGAGGCATCTGCTAGTGAAAAAGATTCCGTACAAGCACAAGATGATAAGCTAACCAATTATATAAATAAAGATTTTGATAATACTCCCGATAAAGATTTTGAAGGAATGAGTGATGATGAGGTTCAATCGAAAGAATTGGATACTAGGAATAAATTCACAGATGTAATGAAAGAAAAGGGTGAGGATTCATCTGAAGCTAAAGCTGCAAAAGCTGATTGGGCAAAACATATGACCGAAAAAAATAAAAGAAAAGGTGATATGGAAAACGCAGCAATGTGGGATAGTATTAGACAAGATAATGACCCAACATATAATCCAAAAGCAAAAGTAGCGGATACGACACCAAAAGCTGATGATACTAAACCAGAAGAACCAACAGGACCTGAAGCAGGACCTAATGCAGAACCACCAATGGATGAACCGGCTAGACCTGATACAACACCAACTCCAGACCAAGATGTACCTGATGCAAATTCTCCAAATGATACAGAAGTACCTCCTGTTGAAAAAATAGAAGATACTAAAATTGAAATACAAAAAGCTCAGAATAGATTGAAGGCATTGGAAAGGATGAAACAAAATAATCCTGAACAATTTGCAACACCTGAAAAGAAAGCTGAGTGGGCAAAGAATAAAGAAATACTTGCTTCTAAAAAACAAGAACTAGCTGATTTGGAAAGCCAACAAAAATTTGATGCTAAAAAGAAAACTCCAACGGAACAACCATCAGAACCAGCAAAAAGAGAACCTGCTAATGATGATCCTGAATCTAAAGCACAAAAATTTAAGGGAAATAAATCTGGTGAAGAAATCCAAACAATGGAAATGGAAGGTGGTGGATTCGTATATGGAACAAAGCACGGAAACACAGCAATGGTTGATGATATATTAGATGATGTTAAATCCAAAATACCAAAAGAAAGATGGAAAGATATTGTATTTGTAGGTGAAGGTGGTGCAACCAACGATGAAACCGGTGAAATAGATTTTAATGATGAAATGGATTATGCTGCACCAAAGTTTAAAGAATTGGGTGCAGGTGTTGATACATGGGATGGTGATGATATGGATGTACATAAAAGCGATTCTAAATTATACCAAAAACAAAAAGAAAAAACAGGCCTTAAAGATAATCAAATATTAGCAGGTAATTGGGCAAGTATGGTTGGACAGGGAGAGGGTGAAGGTTTAGACCCAAATGATCCTGAGCATACTATGAAAAGTAAAGACTATTTAGATGATGAAGGTAAACAATTTATACAAGATGCAGCTAAAGAAGCAGGATTGCCTCCAATAGAAAATTTCGATAATCCAACAGGTGAAAAGCCAAGTGAAGAAAATGGTTGGAAAGGAACGGGTGATAGAGGGACATTATATAGATTATCATTTCCAGACGATAATGGTGATAAACCAACAAAAATAAATGATATTCAAGTTGCATTTAATGATGCAAGAGATGAACATTTAATTGAAAAAAATAAAGAATTAACGGCGCAAGGTAAAATACCTATTACTATTGCAGGTGAGAGTCATGTTGATTTGGTGGATAAAATGACGAGAAAATCATCCGATACTAAGCCTGAGGATAAACCAACAACAGAACCAACTAAGCCGGAAGAAACTCCAAAGGCAACTAAAGATGATATAAAGAAAGAGAAGCCTGGCAAAGAAGCTAAGACAGATAGTGGTAATTCATTATATTCTGTTGGTGGTGGGTATTATTCTGATAAACCAAATGGACCTGCAAAATATGTAAGAACCGAATCGGTGATTGAAATGGCATTTGATGATTCTTTAAACGAAGATGTATTTGCACTATTCGAAAAATCAATTACAGGTACTTTACAAAATGGTGAAAAGATAACGGTGCAAGAACTTCCTCCAAGAGCAGTTAAGAAAGCAACTCAAAGAGCTAAAGCAGCTGCAGCATCTTCAAAAGAAGAACCTACACAACCAACTTCAACATCAACTGAAAAACCTGCGGAGCAACCAAAAGCTGAACCAAAGGCTGGAGATTTTAATCCAATAAATGCAGATGATGTTCAAAAGGAAATGCCAAAAGCAAATACTGATACGTTTGGTTCTGAACCTGATATTCCAACTGGTATAGAACCTAAAGATTTAGAACAATTTAATACTGATATTGATAAGGTTGCTAAAGAAATATCCGATGCAAAAGAAAGGGGTGAAAAAGCACCAAACATTAACTTATGTGATGTGACTGTGCCAGGTACCAACTTATATTGTGATGATAACTTAGGAATACCAAGAGCAGAAATGCCACAATTCAAAGGTAAACCACAACCTGGTACACCTGCGGCTGATATGGAAGTTGATAAAAATGGAGAAGTTGATACCGAACCATTATTTAAAAAAATGTTAGAAGATAAAGGAATTAAAGTTGTTCAAACCGAAGTTCCTTCTGATAAATTAAAAGCAACTCAATCCGAATTAGTTGGTGATAAAGTTATTGGTATGATGAACGCATTGGAAAATGACCCAAATCATCCAAGCATAACTGCACCAATTTATGTAAGTAGAGATGGATATGTAATCGATGGTCATCATAGATGGGCAGCTATAACGGCATATAATGCAAAAAATCCTGATAATCAAATTCCAATGAAAGTTCAGGCTATTGATATGGATATTAAAGAAGCCATACCAATGTGTAATGATTTCGCCGAACAGCAAGGAGTTGCAGCTAAAAAAGCAGATGCCAATCAAGAATCAGATATACAAAATGTAACATCTTTACCAGAACCACAACCAGAAGACCCAGAAGAAAAGAAAAATTGGTTTCAAAAACAAAAAGAAAGAATTCAACAAAAGTTTAAAGTGATGAAAGAAGCTGGAAAGCAGTTTTTTGGTAGAGGTGGTCATAAACCTGGTTCAGTACCAAGAAGAAGTTTTGGAAAAGCTTTAGTAGATAAAATAAAAGGAATACCAAAAGCCGTTAAGGATGGTATCGTACACCATGCGGTTATGTTCAAAGATGCCGGAGTTGCTATTTTTGAAGCTGGAGCTTATGGTGGTTTGGGAACGATAGAGGACCCAGAAACTGGAGAAAGATTTAACCACGATGACCATATAGCTGTGGATGAGAATGGTAAAAAAAGATATGAAAAAATTCCACAATACGAAACTGATAGTCATGGGCACATAATAAATGATCCTGAGACTGGTAAGCCAATGCAAAAAAGACATTGGTTGACTGGTAATTTGATGAATGAAGATAGACCTATTCCAAAGGAAGATATGACAGATAAACAAAAGGAATTGTTTTATAAATCATATAAAAAAGAAAAAAAGCAAATTAAAGCAATGGTTGGAACTGGAAAAGCAATTATGATAACTGCGGCTGGTGCATATGGATTAAGTGCGGCTATGGGACATGCATATACAACGGCAGGCCAATTAATGACATCAACTGCAATTGAATTAGTTCCACATACAATAGTTGAAGGTGTTGTGTTGGGTACTGGTAAAGCTGCATTATACGCTGGAGCAGTTGAAATGAATCATAAGAAAAAATTAGAAGAATTTAGTACTAATCTTGTAAAAACAATCGGAGAGTATATAAGTAGTGATAAAGAAATACCAGCGGATGTATTGGCAAACTCAATGGAACTATATAACAACATAGATAAATTAAGAGAAAATATGGATAAGATTCCTGATGATGAAGGATTCTTAAGAGATTATGTAGAACTTCATGACCAAATTGAAAAAGATGGTAAATCAAAAAAAGAAATGAAAATAGAATCATTAATAAAAGAAATAATTTCTGAAATTAAATTAGAAGCCAACGGAGAAACATTTACGGCAATAAAAAAAGATACTGGTAAGACATCAGTATTTGGTTCAGAGGAAGCAAGAGATGCGGCAATTAAAAAAGGTACGCACAAAAAAATAAAAGATGCAAACACAAAATCACAAACTCCAACAGCAAAAAAATTAGGTGCTGGTGATTTTAGACCAACGCCTGATATGAAACCAGCAACTGGAACGCCTGCTAAAAAAGGAAAAAAAGAACCAATTGATAGTACACAATCAATAGCTAAGCAAAAGGAAGTATCAAAAGCTTTATATGGTAAAGGTGATGGTAAATTATTACAAAGTTCAACCACATCACAACAAGCTCTTGATAATGGATATGTTGAGGGAGCATCTTGGGTAGCACCTGGAAATGCTGGTTCTAACTTTAATGAAAATATGTCAAATGAGGGAGTCAAAATATTAGAAAAATATAATGATTTAGATGAAGAAACATTAGCAAGAATTTTATACGAAAGAACCAAAAATACAAAATTAGGATTACAACAAAAAGATGTAGCAATTGGTAGTGAAAATAAAATAGCAATACCATCCGATATTGAAAATAAAGAAATATATAGAAATTGTGTTGTTGTTGCTAGAAGTGCAAAATCAAAAGCAGCTAGAGCAACAATGGGAGCTGATAGAGCAACAGAGGAAGGTAATTTTGGTAAAACAAGAACTAAGCAAGTATTTGGTGGTACAAAGGAAGATTTGGCTAGATGTGAAGAAACAATATCTAAAGCTAAAAAAATATTCATATACGATGCTGAAACGGATTCTGTATATGAAATGCCAAAAGATGTGATGTTGGAGTGGGTTAAGAGTAGTGGTGGTGGTGAAAACGCAGCAGATACGGCTACAATAACTTTGGATGAAAAAGGAAATGCAATATACGATGGTTGGTCTGATAAAAAAACATTAAAAGATATTCAGGGAAATTCTACATTAGTAGATGATTATACTAAATCAGAAGAAAGATTAGGTAATTTGGTATCAACTGGGCAAATTGATGAAAAAACAGCTAATAAAGCTAAATTGTTAATATTAAAAGATAAGCAAGCTATTAAAGATATAGAGGCCGGTTTGAAAGATATATCTATTCAACAATCTACTTACTTCTTAACATTAAAACCAAAAGATTTAGATAAACTTGGAGATGAGGCGGCTAAATCAGCAGAAACAAAAAAACATTTTGGTAATTTCAAAAAAAGTGTAGATGATGTTTTGAGTGGCAAGGCTAAAAGTGGAAAGAAAACAAATGCTATTAGAGAAGGAATATTACCTAGAAACCCAAAGGAATCTGATGAAGATTATTTGGTTAGATTTAATAAATTATTGGCTAAAAAACCAAAATTATCAAATGGTAATTATTTTAAAGTAATGAGTAGTGTTGGTAAAGCGGGAATGTTAAGTGGTGATGACAGAAAAGTAATTGAAAGAACAGCAAACTCTGAAAAAGCAAAATATAAAAAAGATGGAAAGAAATTACCATCTGGATTGGATACTGATTTGGCATTGAGTGAATTAAGAAAAAAATCATTAGGTATTCAAACCGATACTTTCAAAAATCTTAATAAATTAACAGGCAAATCCTCAACTGGAAAAACTAAAAAACTGGGTGATTTATTAGCATTCGATGATGCAAAGGGATTATTACATTTGGATAAAATAGATACACCTCAAAATGAAAAAGATTTTACTCAAATATTAAGAAGAAACACACAATTAGCAATGGAAGGTATTGCAGTAACACCAAAAATAATTAAAGGGTGTTTGGGTGTTGGTAATACTAAAGAATTAGAAGATAGTTTTGAACTTAGTTTTGTAGAAAGATACACATATGATAAAGATAACGTAAGAGTTACTGGTAAAGTTGTATATGTATATGCAATAAATAAAGATGGTAAAAAAGAAGAAATTGCTCAAAAAGTATATAGACCAAAACAAGGACCAACAGCACCAACCGCAAATACTGTAACTTGGTCAGCTGGAATGCAGAAATGTTTTGATTCTAAAAAATAATCCGTTTTTATCCTTCCTTTTCGTTTTTGATATTTATAGACAATAAAAGAAATAAGAGGAAGGATGAAGACACAGTTACTTTGTACATTTACAACAAAAGAGGAGTTACAAAACACTCTACAACAAATTAGAGAGACTTATCATATAGTCTACAATTATATATACATATTACAAAACAAGGCCAATTTAGAGGAATTGTTTGTAACATATAACATAGATACAGCTTTCCAACCGGATACTCCGTTGGAAAATACAATATTAATACATAGAAAGAAAGAATCCAATTCACTTTATACTATTAATGCTCTTAACGAATTAGTTAAAGAGGAAAATGGTGGGGTGTTGGATACATCTTTTGTCATCAATTGGCAAAAGTTTAAGAATTCAATAATATTAACAAATGCCGAAGGTACTAAGAAAATTCAGACAAGAGTTTTTGAAGTAATTGATTTCGGACAAGGAAATAAAGAAGTTATGGAAGGACAATCTAAATAATTTTTATCATGTTATTAAAAAAGGGAGATAATAACGAAAACGTAAAGTTAATGCAACAAAAGCTGGGTATCGAACCAGCAGTAACTAATTTTGGACCTAAAACTGAAGCAGCTGTAAAAGAATGGCAGGCAAAGAATGGTTTAACCGCTGATGGTATAGTAGGACCGGCAACTTGGGCAAAGATTATGGGAGAAAGTACACCTTTACCTGCACCGCCCGTACAAACAATAGCACCAGTAGGTGGGTTGAAATTGGATAAACTGAGAGGACATATTCCTGATGCAGTAATCGCTATGATTCCTGATACGGCAGCTAAGTTCCAAATCAACACTCCATTAAGATTGGCACACTTCTTAGCACAATGTGGACATGAGAGTGGTGGATTTAGAGTAACACAAGAAAACCTAAACTATTCAGCTAAAGGATTGGCTGGTATATTTAAGAAGTATTTCCCAACTGAAGCAGCAGCAACTCCTTATGCTAGACAACCACAAAAGATTGCAAACAAAGTGTATGCAAATCGTATGGCAAATGGTTCGGAAGCAAGTGGAGATGGCTACAAATTCAGAGGTAGAGGATATATCCAATTAACAGGTAGAGATAACTACACTCAATTTGGTAAAGCAATTGGTGAAGATATAGCAAATAACCCAGATGTAGTTAGTAGTAATTACGCACTATTATCAGCAGCTTGGTTCTGGTCTAAAAACGGGTTGAACAAATTGGCAGATGGTGGAGCAGGTGATACTGTGGTAACATCTATTACTAAAAGAGTAAATGGGGGAACAATCGGATTACCGGACAGAATTAAACACTTTAAAGAATATTATCATTTATTAGCATAATAACAAAAGGGAGAAACTAAAAATTCTCCCTTTTTTATTGTCCAATATTTATTGCTATGAGAGAATATAACGTTGCACTTAAAGAAGGTGTGGATTACGATGGGTTTTGGAATGATATCGAAAGTGATACCGATGGTGGTAAACTTTATATTCCAAATAGAGCCGTAGAATTTACAAACGAAAGACCTGCATCTTTACGTCAATGTTGGTATTTGCTGACAGATGAAGAAGCGGAAACTCTTAGAAATGATGATAGGGTATTTTGTGTAGAGATACCACCGGAATATAGAACCGATATTGTAATGTTACCCAGAGCAACACAAACTGGGGATTTTACAAAAACAACATCCGATAGTGGTGCATACCTTAACTGGGGATTGATTCGTTCATCTAACTCAACAAACGTTTATGGCACAGGTACAACAACCGCATTAAATTACGAATATACTTTAGATGGAACTGGGATTGACGTGGTTATTCAGGATAGTGGATTACAAATAGACCATCCTGAATTTCAAGATGGTAGTGGTAATACAAGAGTTCAACAATTGAATTGGGGTACTTATAGTGGTGGAGCTTTCACACAAAACGCAAATCATTATAGAGATTATGATGGGCATGGTACACATTGTGCTGGTATAGCTTGTGGTAAAACATATGGTTGGGCAAAAGAAGCAAGAGTATATTCTCAAAAATTAGCAGGATTAGAAGGTAGTGGTGATAGTGGTACTGGTATTAGTATTACTTACGCATTTGATGCTATTAAAACTTGGCATACATCTAAAGCAGGAGCTAGACCAACGGTAGTTAATATGAGTTGGGGATATGGTAGTGGATATAATACCGTAACATCATTAACATATAGAGGAACATCATATACAGATGCAAATACAACCGGAAACGCATCATATAGATACACTAATTATGGATTAAACTCATCGGGTGGAAGTACAACAACATATCTTGCAAATGTAAGAATTGGTTCGGTAGATACTGATATTGAGGAATTAATTTCCGCAGGTGTTATTGTTTGTATAGCAGCTGGAAACAGGGGAACTAAAATAGATGTATCCGGTGGAACTGATTATAATAACTTTGTGGTTACTGATGGTGGTACAATATATTATCATAGAGGTTCATCTCCATATAGTGATAATGCTCTTATGGTTGGTTCTATGGATAGTACTACTTATGATGCTACCAATGACCAAAGAGCAACTTATTCTGAAACTGGACCGGGAGTTAGTATATGGGCACCGGGTACTGATATAATGAGTGCAACATCCACTACAAATAAATGGGGTGGTGGTTCTCAAAATTATTATTTAAACTCATCATATAAACAAACAAATATTAGTGGTACATCAATGGCAACTCCTCAAGTAGCAGGTGTGGCGGCATTAGTATTACAATTAAATCCAACATATACGCCAGCTCAAGTAAGAACATCTTTATTAGGTACTGCTGGTAGTGTTATATATACAACTGGACTTACTAATGATTATTCTAACACCAGAAGTTTATTAGGTAGTTCTCAAAAAGTATTATATTCAAATTATAATTTAGCAACCACAACCACAACAACTGCAGCACCTACTACAACTACAACAACTGCAGCACCTACTACAACTACTACAACAACCACAACAACTGCGGCACCAAATACATTTAATGTAACGGCTAATGGCTCAGCTAATTATGTAATAAATGGAAGTTCAAATCCAACATTATCTGTAATTGAAGGACAAACTTGCACATTTAATATTAATGCAGTAGGACATCCATTTTGGATTAAAACGGTAGCGGGATTTGGTATCACAAATGCATATAATTCAGGTGTTACAAATAATGGTGAAGATAGTGGAACAATAACTTTTGTAGTACCATATGATGCACCATCTACTCTTTATTATAATTGCGAATATCATAGTTCAATGGGTGGTATAATTAATGTTACAAATGTACCAACCACCACAACCACAACGGCAGCCCCAACCACTACAACCACAACAACCGAAGCACCACCTTGTGTACAATATAGATGCTTATCATCAAAAGGTGGTTATATATTTTGGACAGATTGTACAACTGGACTTCAATCATCTACATCTATAAATGGTGGAAAGGTTAAATTTATAAGTTCTACCACATACCCAATACCAGAAAAGGGTTCTAATACAAAAATTACCAAAATTACTACTTAAATACTTCTTTTTTATTTGGTAGTGTGGGATATTTTTCGTATATTTGAGTAATCTCAAACTTATATAAATGCTTAATGCGGTTAAAAAATATACTTCAAAAAAGATTTGGAAAGTCCGATAATTTGTCGTATATTTGTAATCTCTTAATATTTATATACATAGAGGGTGAAGGACACTCACCTAAATAAAACCATAAAACATAAACTCTTAAAACGTAAAAAAATGGCTATTAACTTAGACGCAATCAGAGGTAGACTGAACAAACTACAAAGC